CTAATCCTAATTCACCGGCTGTAGTACTAGCAGCGCCTCCTAATGTTACCATATTATTGATTAACGTGCGCATCGTCATAACTGCTAATATAGCAGAAATCAATCTTAAAGCACCTTGAAATCCTATTAAACCTCCAGTTACACGACTTATTTGATCGTGATACTTGAGAAGAAGCGGAAGTACAACAAGAATCGCACCGATTAAACCGACTCTCATTGCAGTACCAGCTCTAATAAAACCACTTTCAGCGGATAATAAACCGCCCCGACCCAAAGTAAACAGCCGAAAAACCGCATACATTCTAGTAAAGGAGCCGATAAGAACTCCTATAGTACCAATAAAGAGTACTGAAACTGAGCTAATAGCGCCTATTTCACCAATCAGCTTTCTTGTATGTGGAGACAGTTTATCAAACCATTCAACTGCTTTTTGAATAGGGCCAATTAAAGCTTTGAACACAGGAATTGCATTAACTCCTATTTCAAGGACAACAGCATGAAGCTGGTTTACAAACTCCTTCCATTTTACTTGAGTAGTTGCATCTGCCACTTTTGCTTGCGCACTTACTAGACCGGGTGCTAGTCGTGGAAGCTCTCTAGAGAAATTAGTCAATCCTTGTACATCTTGAGCACTAACCGTAAGGGCACGTCTAGCCTGAATAGTTCCAGTAGCTCCGCTCATTGCCTTAATAAAGTTTGCAGCAAAAGTACCACCTTGCGCTAACTGAGGCCAACGCTTGACTAATCTTTCGATAATAGTTTCAAAGGGAAGTAAATGTTTACCAGTAATATCGGTTATCTGTACACCATTGGCTCGCATAGCAGCAATAAATTTTGGATTAGCAAGAACATCTAACAAACGAGCGTAACCAATTGTCGCACGAGTATAATTAGGAAATTTCGTTGATAGGAACGAGAGAGTTGCATCCATCTGTCTAAGATTGTATCCTGCTTGTTTAGCAGCAGGTGCGGCTGTATTTAACCCTGTTACGTACTGTTCCATTGTTAAACGACCACGGTTCACAGCAGCTTGTACATTGTCAAATGCGGCTGGTAAATCTTTTAATCTAATATGAAACGTATCTACGAGAGTAATTGCAGCCTGAGTAACTCCATTGAAATCTACAAGACCATAGTTAGCCTTTGCAACCTGATTTAATTCTTTGATAAGACTACTAGCTTGTCGAACACGTTGCAGGCTAGTGCCCTGAATCTGTGGAATACCTGAAAGAACGTCATATGTTGCTTTTTGATATTCTGTCGGAGATGCTACAGCACCACCACTAGCAAGCAAATTTGTAATATTTTGACTAATTTGGTTACCACTCCGCAAGACTTCACCAAGACTACTATGTCCAGCAGTGATAGCCTGAGTTGCAGCCATTGCAGATTCAGTTTGAAACTTAGCAGCGGCAGCAGCGGCAGCCCCAAATGCAGCCGTAGCAAAGAAACCAACCGTTTGAAAAGCACGGCCTATATGCTCGACAGCGATAGCTCTGGCTTCTAAAGCACGTAAGTCATCCTTCTTCTGTATAATTTGACTAAGTTTCTGCTGCTGAGCAACAGTTAACCGTTGGCCGGCTAGCTGTCGAGCTTGCATACGACTTAAATCACTACTCGCCCGTCTAAGATCATTAGACAGATAGTTACGCCCACGCAGAATGAGCATTAATTCGTATGCGCTAGCCATTCTTCTTGCTGCTCGCTTCCATATCTGCGTCTTGCTTCTTATCTATCGCACTCAACACAATACTCAACTTAGTTAAATCACGCGGGTCTTGGTCTTTTACACCGCCCACAGCCGGAAGGACGTTAAGGCGTGAACATAGAGAAGCTATCCTAACCCACTCATAAGCTAGTGTTACAAGAGATTCATCGTATGGAATTAATTGAGGTTGACCGACTTCGTTTCTTAAGACGTTTCCGTTTCCGTCTCTGATGACTTTTCCTTGTTCAAGTCGCTCTGTCCGTTCGAAGATGATGTACTCAACAATGGTTGAAAATCCTCCAACATCAACTCGTCTTCTTCCTCATTAAGTGAGTTGATTAGACGCTCAATTTCCGAACCAACTTTTGGATCAAGTAACTTGAGTGACATTGCGTTAGAGAAATTGAGCTTTTGTTTATTCTGATCTGTAAGGTTATGGTCAACGATACAGTATGCAAAATCGTATTGTGCAAGCCATTCGCTATAATTCTGTAATTCAGTTACGACGTCTCCCTCAGTTGGTCTTTTTCCCTCTTGCCGTTCAGTTCGCATACTCATCTTAGTAGCTTTATCGCGGCGGGTGAGCTTCATGCCATATGGAAGCGCACGAAGCTGCACCCAACCGTTTTCATCTGTGGGATCGTTTGGATCAGCAGGAGCAGTTTTTAATTCAAACCGCTCAACCGCTGCCGGATCAATAGTAACAACAGGCATTCTCTCTCCTTACGGTACATCTTATTACGTAACGTTAGCAGGTGATTTGCACTCGATCTTATAGCCACTACCACCGCTGATAGAAAGCGCCCGCATAGTAACTGCGGCAGATACTAGATCGGCGATGGCTCGCGTATCGACTGTATAGGTATCATACGCCGTGCGGTACTGCGTGAATCGCATCGCTTCAGTTGCAGCAGTGAACGTAGCACCAGTACCACCAGGGCGAGTACTCGTAAACTGTAACGAGCGCAACGTGGAGTTCTTGAAGTTGTTGTATTCAGTTTTATCAAGAAAATCGAGCGTTGTAGTAGTTGTCACTTCAGTTTCACCGTACTTAACGAAAGTAGCGGCACGATTAGGCACGATTCTATTTTCAGCCGTTCCGTTATGGTTGATATCGAAGGTGAAGCCATCGAAGTTAACGCTAGGCGTGCTAAATGCAGGTGTTAATCCAGCAGCATCAACCGCTACCTGATGCGCGTCTGCGCCAAACAACTCAGCATCGATCCACGTCGGAGAAGGCGTACCACTCGTATTCGCTTCTGCAAGGCCGATAATTGTCGCAGTACACTCCAACACACCGGCATTCCAGTTGAAACTGTATTGCGTAACGACGCATCCGCTGTACATGAACGGCTGACCGTTACGAATCACAACTACAGTCATACCTCTAGCTGTGCCACCTGGATAGGTTGCACCGTTTCCCACTGGTACTGCACTATAGGTGAATGGTGCAGATGCGCCAGTTTTCGTTACACTATGCCGACTCGGATAAAGCAAGTAAGGCATATAGTTCGCATCGACTTCAAAATGGATCGGACCCTCTACATGATACGGAGCAGGCACTACGCTTGATGGCATTGCCTGTTGACGAATCTGTGGAGAGTAGTATTTCGTTTCTGTGTAAATCAATGCTTCATCAAGAATCGGCATCCATACGCCAACTCCTGCTGCTGTCGGATCAACTGGAGTACCGTAGGTAGTCTCTAGGCCGATCCATACAGCATTGTTGGCACCAATATCGGCATTAGCCACTTGATTGGTCACCTCCTGTATCAGTAGGAGGAATTACTGCCGTTGCTGCCTCTGCCTGTGGTGCTGGTGCTTCTGCTGCAGCAACTGTTGGCAACAATTTATCAATATCCGCCTGAGTCAGCGTACTACTACCGCTCAAAGTTACGGTAGGATTATTTGCAAACGCTTGGTCAACTGGAACTCCGTAAGCCGTAATAAACGCCCTTTCCTGCTCTTCGTCAACATCAAACGAACTACCGTTCGGAGCGGCACCAAGGTAGTTGACAGAAAATACAGTTTCAGGCGGGAACTCAGGGTGATTTACTGTTAAGGTAAAGCCCATTATTTGAACCTCCGTAGGGCAATTCCCATCCAACTTAGTTGAGTACTGATGATTGCTTCTCCCTTCGTTACTCTCGGCGGTAACACACCTGGTACCTCATTCTCTACAAAGCCATGAATTACATGCCCGCCAATAGTCATATCTTGTTCTAAGTAAGTCACGACCGATGTAGCAAGCACCAAATCCTCGTAATTCCGCGTCTGTCTATCGTGATTCATGTTACCATGCATTACATGAATCATGGCGCGAAGTCCGATAAGGAACTGGTTTGTTGTATGCAGCGTTTTATCGAAGTTCGCTGCCTGAATGTGCAGAGCGGGATAATTAGGGATCAGCTTCTCATCATACTTTGCGATATATGCAAATCCAAAGCTAGGTTGATCTAAATAATCAGCAAGGAATTCAATCAATTCCTCAGGACGTGTGATAGTTGTAGGTGTTGTAACAATTGGCATTACTGCATTCTACCGAATCGTATGCCAGATGGAGTTCTCAAAAGTGGCTGACCGCGTTTCGTATAACCAACAATTGGGAATGTCCCACCCGAGTACGTACCCATTCTTTCAAGTACGCCACCACCGCTAGGTGGAAAGACAGTATCGAGATTCTCTTTAAACCATCTGTTTGCATACGCTTCCATTTCACCGATATCGTCAAGTGTAAGTCCTAACCATTCTCTTTGTGGAAGATCCCTACCACGTCCGTACGCTGCTACTGCTCTAGCTTCCTCCGGTGTAAGTTGTTGCTTTTCATCTAATTTACGTAGTCCACTTTCGACTGCTGGATCTACACTTCCAAATTGATGATAAATCATGTATTCCGGAACGGCACTTGGATTAAAGAAAATTTCATTCTCAGTGATGATATACGCCTCTTCACTCGTTGCAGCTTTCTCTCCTGCTCCCGTCATTCTCAGAATAGCTGTAGGAAACGCACTTCCTTGTTTGCGTGCATCTGCAAGCCAATCGGCAGTTAGAGGTACCCACTTCTGTCCCTGTGGATCACTTTCAGTTTCAAAATGCAACGCTGTTGATTCTCTTGCAATCTCTCTGAAACCTTCCATTAACGACAATATATTGTCATACGAATTAGCTAGTGCAACTAATCGCGCAGCTAAATCTTCTGGCGGTGGCATCCATTCGCCAGTAATGAGTGTTTCGCCGTTATCGAGAATTGTGAATTCGTCAGCCAAAAACTTGATCCATTGTGAAGTAAGGTGGAGTTGTTGTATTGTTTGGCAGAAAATCGGTATTAGCGAATCCAGTTCCGCCAGTTATCGGGTTACCACTCACATCAACGACAGTGAGATTACCCGAACGAATATCCGCTAACATGCTGACTGCTTCATTATAGAGTTCCTGTGCATATGCAGGAATTGTGGTGTCACTCTCTGCCGCATAGGTACTTCTATAAATGTAGGCAGCAATCAGTCTACCAGCAATGCTTCTAATCAGATCAGGCGTACTATTTGGATCAACCCACGAAGCGAGTGTAACTGGCGTAAAGCTACTAGCAAGTTGTCCACGAATTAATCTCCACGCCTCGATTTGAGGTTGCGCGGAGTTAGCAGGCGTGGCTTCTAGTTTATCGCTAGTTAGCCAACCGTTTACGTCGTTTAGACTTGCTAGTAGCTCTGTATCCGCCATAACTACGTCGTTGCGTTAGCACTACCACTGCTGCTAGTAGTAGTGGCAGGCTCACCACTAGAAACACTAGTAGTAGAAGCAGGTTCCTCACCGCCAACACCTGCCATCTCTGCTTCAAGCTTCTCTCTTTCTTGACGCAATTTCATTAGACGATATTCATTCGGAGAGTAGGCATTGGGGTTATCAGGACTTAAGCCACCAGGCCACTCACTTGAGCGTACTGCACCAGACTCAAGTAACTCATCGAAATGCTCATCAGTTGTACCTAAGTCCTCAGCAGTGACCTCTGTACCAGGCTTGATCCTTGTAACATTGCCATCCTTGTCAGCTACTTTAATGAACGACCATGCATAGTAAGGTCCATCAGCCATTATGACACCACCGCTACAGCAGTCTTGAACAGGTAACCAGCAGTAGGAGAAATGACCTTGATATCGTATTTGTAAGACTTGCGGATGATATCCGTCTTGCGATTCTCTTCCCTGTAACGGTCTACAGGGCCAGTATCGCCAGAAGGATAAACCTGCGCGAAAGTCTTAGCAAACGTCTTAGTCTTCTGACCAGGCTGCGGATCAACTAATCCGAGCCAACAATCAGTTCCCCAGAACGACTGGATGTTTTCAACAAGGTCAACGTTATCAGCAGAGTTGTACTTGCTGTCGGCAACAATGATAGTGAGGTTATCAGTAGCTTCCGCTGGAAGTCCCAACATCGCTTTCCATGCGTTAGGATCAGTTACCGCAGTGTACTGGAAACGTGCAACCATGATCGGGTGGTTTTCAATAATGCCCACAGCGTCGAAGGGAATCAGGAATGTATTGGGCCAACGACCAGTATCAAGCCTTGTACGCTGCATTGCGAGCTTAAGATCGTTAACCGGGTTAGAGTATGCGGTCGAAGGAACACCTGCTGTCGCTAATGCGTAGTTGCTCCACTGAGTACCAGTTGCACCAGAAGTAAGAGTAACAGTGTGGTTGGCAGGATAGTTTGCAGTGTTACGGAAGAGGTTAGCAACTTTCTGCTCATGCTCAAGATCGATGGAACGAGTAACATATTCAGTTGCATCAGCTTCAGGATCAATTTGCAATCCTCCACCAAAGACCGGATCAGCAAGTCCACCCTGAGAAACAAGCTCTTGCCGCTCTTCGTCATAAATCTCAGCTTCAAGAGAATGCTCCTGAGTGCGGAACGTATCCTCACTCCACTTCTTCTGTCCAACGCGGTTAGCCTGCGTACCAGGCTCCCTACGGGATCTATGAATTACCCAATCAGAACGATCAAAAACACGATAACGTCCTGACTGCGTTCTTACTGGAGTCTCTGGAGCAAGCTGACTCCAATAAGTTTGCTCATCTTGGAACCCAACACTTAACTGAGTTAAGATTGGGTCTACATAAAGTGCGCCAGGATCATACATGCACCATCACGCCTTACCAGCAGCGACGAATAACATGATACCAAGCTCAGTTCCAGTTCCGCCACCACCGTTTTCATCACACATACCCATGATGTAGTTACCAGCGGCGGCGACAACTGCCCTACCGTTTACATCTGTCGTTACTAACTGTCCGATATTGACCGTACCACCAGCCTCGACAACTGCACGGCCGTCGGTGATAACGCTAACACCTTTACCTCTTGTTGCTTCTGCGAGTGAGCAACTAAATAGTGCAACGCCATAAGCCGCTTCACCAGCAGTATTGCATTGGAGCACAGATTCCTGATCGGCTGCGTTAGGATCTAGCTTGACAAAACGCTTTTTCGTAATTGCTGAAGTAGCGTTTTTGCCTTTCGCCATATCAGGGTTCATGCTAGCAGGCATCTATTTATTTCACCCCCATTGACTATCGGGAATGTCGAATGTTGACGGATACAATGGCAATAGAACACCCGGACCCGTCGCTACATCTACCTGATCCATAATTGTCAATCTTAGATCAGGTACACTACCGTCTTCACCTGGCGGTGGTGTTGGCCTACGCCAGTTATTTGGAGGCCCAGATGTATCTTTGCCAATGCGATAATCAACCGCATTGCCAGAACCGGACTCCATGTACCTTTCAGGATTACTCATTAACCCATACCAGCAGACTGATATGCCTCTGCAAGCTTCGGGTATTTATCAGCAGCAAGACTGATTGCAGTAATACGATCAACTTCGTCCTGCTCCATGATGCTAGTGACTTTCTCTGCAAACTGCTTCCGAACCTCAGATACACTACCAGGATGAACTTCATCAACGTCAGTAAAGAACTTTTCATCTTCCTTAGAGGAACCCTTGTTACCGTAGTCCACAATACCGTTGTTAGTGATGGAGTCGAGAACATCCTTGAAGTCATCAATGGTCACTTCATCTTCAGAGAACTTCTTTGCAGTTTCCTCGATCTTCTGAATAACAAGTCCACTGTATCCGAGTGTAGTTGATTCGTCTTTCTCGCCTTCTTTTCTTACAAGGCGAGAGTCTTTAAAGGACTCAGAGAACTTCTTTGCAGCGTTCTCTCTAGACTCTGCCAAGAGCCGCTCCATCTTTTCGTACTGCTGAGGGAACAACTCCGCAAAGTCCTTCCTATCACTATGCACTCTAAGAGCTTCGCGCATCGGCTTTAACTCGTCATTCATCTGAGTAACATGAGCAACGAGGTCAGCATCAGCACTTAGGCCAAGCTTTTCACGAAGCTCCTTATCTAGAGCCACCTCACTTTCACCACCTTCCGATGCTTCGCCGCTGTCTTCATCACTACCTTCTTCACTGCCTGATTCACTGGACTCCTCAGTTGACTCTCCGGTGTCGGCACCGTTATCTTCATTCGGTTCCTCTGTTCCAGTTTCACTCATAGAGATAACCTCCAAATCAAGCGGTTCCTCCAAGATTGCTTCTGCCTCAGCATTGTTCTTAGAGCCTAACAATCGCTGTGCCCTAGCTTGCGCCTTCTTACGAAGAGACTCAGGAATGCTAGTTGTCTGTGGTGCTCTTGCAATGGCATTACGCAGATGAGGCAGATCAATCTTCCCATTTGCATCCTTGTAAGGCAAATGCCTTAACGAGCGAGGCATCGTTTTACCACTCGCGTCTTTCTTGCCACCCGGCTCGATATAAAGGAATGAACTGTCTGGAAGACTATTCACATAAGCAGTAGTCCATACTGCAAACTGCTTAGCTTCCTCATCTTCGTAACCTTCCTCTGAAAAATTCAGAGGAATCATGCCCTTAACGTGCGGCCTATTCGTTAAGCCACCTCCATCATAGACAAACTCGTGAGTCTCATTAGTCTGCGGATGAGTCCAGTTATCCCAATGAGATGTAGACCAATAGTTCCACTCACCGTCATCAATCTCATGCTTGGCAACATCTGTAAACTTCACACGCGCCCATAGACCAGGCTGCGTGAAAATGTCGTAAGAATTTTCTACGACTTTAAGCTCAAGAATGTCGCCGCTGGCCTTTTTTCCTTTAGCAGGATCTTGTCCATGCTCGTAATCAGCATAAATCTTCTGGCCTTTGACGTTACCGTCGAAGCTCGCCTTAAGCTTCTTAGCCTCATCAGGACCAATTGTTGTATCTGAGAAGTATGGATGCGTCCACGTATCAAACGGATACTGCTGCACCCACATCTCGTTTTCATTGATCCACTTAAGCTTCCCTACATCGGCAAACTCCTTAAGTGGAACAAGGAGCATTGCTCTCTCACTATTCATCTTCACCGCCTTGCTGCCCATGTTGGCGTACATGGCTTTTAACTGGTCGTCCGCCTGCGCTTTAGTCGAATGCCACCTTTTATTGATATCCCCAGTCTCAATGTTATAGATACACCAGGGTTTAGATTTGTCCGGCGCATCGTTAGGACGATACCCAATTTTGTATAGACCTTTGGGAGCATTTTTAGCCATTAATGAGTTCCAGTTCAGGTGTTGTATTTCCCTCTAGGATCATCATATCAAGTCGAGTATCGAGGTAATAATCAATCTTTCTAAGTAATTTTGTTCTCACTTCTTCGGTAATACCATCTGCCACCAGCAATGTGCTGTAGTTGCGTAACGCAGCGTCAACTTCTTCTATGGAGGTACAGATCATTATGGTATTCCGCTGGATGGGGAAACCCCCACGTTTCCTGCACCTCCGTTATTACTTCTATCTCGAACTACCCCGTTCGATGAACTAACGGCTGGTCCTGTAGTTGTTCCTCTTCCACCCGCTTGCGCTGCAATTTCAAAGTCACTAGGAGCACCTTGTTCTTGTATTTGTGTAGGCCGTTCAGTAATAGGCAAGTACGGAGTCGTCAAACGTGGCATATCCATCTGTGTACGAATCCACTGCTCTGTAGGCTCGTCAACAGTGATAGCATCGCTCTGTAATAGATTCCTCATCGCAGCAGCCCACATCTGTAGGTCTTTTGCTTCACCTACACCACGGACTTTCAGTTGGGGGAACCGATCCGTGGGAAAGTTGTAGGCAACAAGATTAGGAATCAAATACAGATTGATGCTATCACATATTGATCCTGCAATGTGGCGCATCGCCTTCATAAACATATCCATAGACGTTGCGCCTGTCGCGCGGCCACCGCCAGAACTCTCTACTCCCGTACCCAAGTTAAGGAACTGTACCATGATATTCTTCATAATCATGGTATCGTGATGTTCGGCTGAACGGAGTGGTTCTACGACGTGGCCTTCTAATTTCAGGAAATTTACTGTGATTGTCGTCGGACGAACAACATACGCTTTCTCATTCGTCCTGAGATTCTGACCCATTTCGATGGCAGCCTTCTTGTCGTCTTCGCTAGCACCAGGCTGTACTTCAATGTCGGGAATCCCGATGCCGTGTCGTTCTTTTTGGATGCCATCGATCTTATAGAGATGATCTTTATAGTACCAGTTACGGTATGCGCTACGCAGGATTGAGTTACCTGTTAAATCGCCACCGTCTTGGTCAAATGTGAAAATCAGCAATTTCTCAATTGGGATATTAACCTGTCTTGACGATCCATCTGCTTGAACTGCGTTATGATCGACACTGACAGGGCCACCATTGTTATCGTAATTGAATTTGATGATTGTCGATGGTGGCCTGTTTGCAAGTTTACGGAGCATAGTGTAAGTCTTGCGATTAGCTCCGCTAGCTGACTTTCGTGGTGCCCATTCTCGCAGTTCCCACACAGGCTCAAAGACGGAGAAACCGAACTCAAACATCTTGAGCACTTGTTCAAGAGTTTTAATCCACGGTGTCGTCATTCCGCCAAATAGATTAAACTCTACGAACTCAGAAACTATCGCATCTAATGGGTCACTACCATATGGATCAAGATACCATTCTGCTCCTAATACTGGAGCCTTACCAGCTCTAAGACTTACGCGCACAGAAGCATCATCACGCACCATTGATGTATATGTGCGTAATGCGATTGATGGCGATGCTAACTGCGGAACAGGATCAACGATCTGAACAGCTTTATTCGACCCAAGCTCCTGCATCGATGCAGGCTTAGGAGCATCGACAGCACCCGTAGCAGAATAAGACGTGCCAGTGACCTGGCGCGTAGGAGTGCTATCCTTAGGCTTTAAAGCCTTGCTAAGTCTATCGCGTAATGCCATCTGAGACAACTACCATCGTGAGATTGAATCTTCGAGTTTAATCCCACCATGATAGGTAAAGAATGTATCTGCCTCAGTTCTATTACCTGGGTGAGTATACAGGTCAGCTAGACTCATGTTCCTCCCAAGCACAAAATACTCATTAAAGAAGTAACGGAGAGCATCCGGGCCGTGGTCATCATAATCGTGCTGCACTTGCTTTGAGTTATGACCCTCTCTAGTCATAGCATAACGCAAAATCTTCATCTGACGAATAAGCTCAGAACAGCGAGGATGAATGATTAATCCTGGCAATCCATCTTCGCGTACCTTTAATGCTCGCCGTACCGACTCATAGCCAGCAGACCGATCAATAGCGTTAGCAGTAACAGCGCCAACACCCCATGATACGGTAGCAATACCATCAGGATCGCGGGGATCAGCAGCAACAGCATCAATGTGGTAACCATTAGGCTGCTCCCTGTTCTTAAGAACGACAGCATGCTCCTGGTTTGTTCTTGTAGTGACAAAATATTCTCTCCAAACCCATACACGGTCCTCCGGGTCGATCATAATGTCAAGACAGACGAACGGATCAACGAATCCAAAGTCAATTGTTAGCCAGTTTTTCCACATAGGATTATACGGGAAGTCACGTACATGCTGCATTTCATTGAATTCTGGATAAATCATTCCCTCGAAAGCAGTGAATTCAGCGCAGTATTCTTGGAGCCAGAAGGTTGGAGTTGAGTTGTTAAAGACTCTAATAAGCTCAGCGTTGCAGGTACAACTTCCGTCTCCTGATTTGTGATATGATTGTCCAGAATCGTTGGCAACAATGTTAGGACATCTAATGTCCCAACCTCCTGGATACATCTTTCGGTTGGTCCATGTAGGAAATCGCCAGGATACGTAATCATTCAAATCCTCTCTAGGACTCTGACCTAACTCATACATACCCTTGAACCAATTGAATCCATCAGGCGTAGATGGAAAGTCAGCACTTCCAATCTTATCAGTGAGAGCCGGTTGAATGTACATATCCCATGTACTCATTTGATGCTTTGCAGCTTCACTCATGCATACATGATCTAGACCCTCACCAACAAGGCTATCTTTCCGTTCGGCAGATTTAACTTCCAATAGGCTGTTGAGGTCTTTGAAATAAACTCGCATATTTCCTTGTTTAACATTATATGACTTGCTACACCGGGAAAGTAAGCCAAGCTTCTGGAAATCAAGATAACATACTCTAAACTCTTTTTCTCCAAGACCGTAATCAGGTCCGACAACCCAATTAATGGAGTCAGGGACAAACATCTTGTAGGTAAGTTCGTGTCCTGCCCATTGAGACTTTCCAAATCGCCTCCCCGCACATATTGTTCTAAATCGTTGAGTTGCCCTGTGGGCATTCCATTGTTCTTGCCCATGAGGCTCATATTCAAGCTGCTTGAACAGCAGCTCCCTACTGATATTTGGCTCAGCCCTCAATTGATTAATCCTTCGCGTAGAGCAATAGCAACGGCGTGTGTTACATTCTTTGCGCTAAGCTTGAAAATTGCCATTTGACGATGCCGATTAATTGTCTCAATAGAACGATAAGTCAAATCTGCTGTCATTTGCGCTGTTAAACCAACGGATGAACATTGCAATACGTTAAGCTCAATTCGTGTAAGTGGAACTTCCCTCTTCGATGCGAGATAGATTCTCTTTTCTTCAGTTAGGAGTCTAGCGCCCGCAAGTGCTTTAAGAAGTTTATCGGGCCAATCTGATTCTTTATCAGCTCGCATCTTCTTGAGAATCTCGTCTGGATCATACATTTACATCAAAATCAAATGGTCCTAATCTCGGTCTTTCTGGTAGGTTAGTGAACGAGATAAACAATTCAAATGTTCCAGACGTTGCATAGGCAGTCAGAGTCGTATCTACGAGACAATAGACACGCATTCCAGTAACCGTTGCACTCGCTTGGTTTACGATCCATGTCGTTGTATCCTCTTTGCGAATATCGTACTTCACTGCTGCTGTACTCAGATCAGTCAAATTACCAAGACTGTCCTTAACGTCAACAACGATATTCTCTATAGTTCCTCTAGGAAGCGAGATATCTTCAGGCATGGCTTACCTTTGCTTTAGTATGCCTATATGCAGCCAGAACTGCATACTTCACATCCCGTGCGATTGCCTTTTAACGCCCGTACGCTATACTCGCACCATAATGCTGATTCGCTTTGCTGATCCAATGACGATATGCCACACCAACAAGCTGAATCGAGAATGCGAATGTTATAGCCTGTGGAGTTAGATACAGATAGACCGTCGCTG